CTCATTTACTGCTGTGCAATCCCAACCTGCAGATATATTTTTTTCCCAAATATATCCCTCTGCTTTTGCTTTTGCCTGAGAGGTATATGTAGCACGATCTGCATAAGTTTCAGTCCAACGATTATCACCTTTGTAATAAACCGTTCCGACTCCTGCTGCAGTCATCATACTTGTTTTTTTAATATGCCAAACCATTTTTATCAGTTTTTAGGTATTTATTAAGAAACAACACGAGAGAAACCTTTAGTTTTTTCAAATCTAATCACACTGTTAAACTTATCGTGTAAGTCTGCTTTATGTGATATTACAAATACGTTTGCATCCTTAATAACAAAACGTATAATCTTTAAGAACTCTTCAGTTCCCATACCATCAAGTGAACTATCGAATACCTCATCCATAATTAATAGATTTGTATTTACCGAGTTCTTAACTCTTGCAACTTCTCTCCAAGTAAATAGTAATGCCAAGTCAATACGCATCTTTTCACCTTCACTAAAAGAACTGTACGAAAAGTTTTCGTGAATAGGTGATTCTATTGTTTCACTAAACTCCTCATCCAACTTAAAATTGATATAGAAATCCATCATCTGCAAGTAGCGATTGACCTGCTGATTGATAAGTGGTAGATACTTTTTAATTATTTTTGTCTTAACTCCATCATCTTTCAATAGCGAATATGCGAAATCATGATACATGATATCGGTTTTCTTATCTGCTAGTTCTTTAAAAATGTTTTGGAGACTTTGATTAAACTCTTTTAATTTTTCATCCTCAGTATTTCGATTTGCAAGTTGAGTGGTAAGTTTTTGAATTTCTGATTCCAGATCTCTGACCTGTCGCTGACATCCAGAAATCCGAGTATTGTTTTGAGAAATGTCATTGTTGAGTTTAGTAATCTCCTTTGATAGTTTAGTAAAGAGATGCTCTCGCTCTTCTTCGTTTTTAATTGCTTTTTCTAGTTCTTGATAACCAGTTTGCAACTCTTTTGCTTTAGTTTGAGCATCATTAATTCTATTTAAACGAAACGATTCTTCTATGTTTTGAGTACATGTAGGGCATGTTACATTCTCACTGAAGAACTTATGTTCCTTAGTTATAGTTGCTACTTTTTGACTTAATTGACCCTTAAATTTGTTTAGTTTTCTTAACTTTTTACTAGCTCCCGTTACCTTTTCCTGATCCTCTATTAGACCAGTTACCTCAAGTTCTAATCCTTCATTAGTAGAAACATAACCATCCTGTTCATTGAGAAGGGTTGAAATTTTATCTTGTTTACCTTGAATATTTGCCTTTCCACGATTCTCTAACTCTTCAATAAACTTCTTCTGCATATCCAATTTATCTTTTACATTCTCTCTTGATAAATCTAAAACTCTTATCTCATCTTTCTGTTTTCTAATTTTTTCTTTGATGATTAAATTCATCGCAGAGAAGATACGAATATCCAATAAGTCTTCAATCACTTCTCTTCGATTTGAACCTGATAATTGCATAAAAGGTACAAAGGCACTACTACCAAGTATAACTATTTGAGTAAATGACTTATAGTTTACTTTTAAAATATTCTCTTCTAATATCTTTTGCATTGCACGGTCATCTGCCTGTTTATGCATCTTTTGACCATCAACCTCAATCTCAAAGAGATTTGGTTTCATACATCTACGAACAAGATATTGACGACCATTAATATCAAACTCTACTTCGACTTGAGTATCTTTCTCATTTGTAGCATTTACTAACTGAGACTTATTAATTTTGCGAAAAGGTTTATTAAACAAACTAAAAGTCAAGGCATCCAACACAGTGGATTTACCTGTACCGTTTGTTCCTACTATCAAATTCGTTGCATTTTCTTGGAAATCTATTTCCGAAAACTGGTCTCCAGTTGACAGAAAATTCTTCCATCTAATCTTTTGAAACGTTATCATTCTTAGGTGGTGGAACGACTATATCGTTCGGTGTGATCACTGCGTACTTATAATTATACAGCTTACATGTCTTTATGGCAACTGTATCTTCAATTTCTATTACATTTAAATCAGTGTCTTCATCATCACTCAACATCATAGCATATCTTTCGGCATCATCCTCTTCTTCAAACATTAAAAGAACTCTGTCTCCATCATCATTCTCGATAGAGAAAGCACCATCTTCTTCGTATCCTTTAACCGCTAAGATAAACATTACTCAACCTCACAGGCCTCCCGATAAACGTCTTGAAGTATTTCTGTAATCACAGATTTATCTAAGTCAACTTCAGACTCCTGTATATATCTATTTAACAAAGATATTGTATCTTCAGATTCATCTGCTTCAAACTCCTCTCCCTCTGTAAAATCAAAGTTTTCAACAATCTTAAGTTCAGCTAGATTTGATGAGTAGAGTTTATCAATATATTTTTCAAATTGTTTTGGGTCTGACTTCTTACGAACAATCACCTTAAGTATTTTTTGATCATACTTTGTAATATCTAACATCTGATGTGGCGTATCTTCATAATATAGATTATGAAAAAGTTGATATGGATTATTAACTGGTGTATGTTCTAAAGTATCTGTATCAAATAAATGAAATCCACGATTACGATCATTGACATCATTCCAATACATTTCATATGGATTACCTAAGTAAAAGATATTATCTTTATTTGATCTCATATGATAATGTCCAGAATAAACTTTATCAAACTTATCAAAGATATTTGAATCCATTCCGTGTTCCATAAAATGTCCACGAGTTGCCATAAAACCATTTAATTCAAGATGACCCATTACACATGGAGAATCACTTTCTTCTATCAACTCAAATGTTTTTTCTTGATTCTCAGGATTAATCCAAGGTACAAATAAAAATTTTGTTTTATCTATTCTAACTTCTTCAGCTTCTGGATATATTTTTACATTATCATACTCTCTCAGAAAAAGACCAACACCTGTTAAATCATTTGTATTCTTATAGTAAGCAGTATGATTACCTATAATTGTATGAACAGTAATTCCTAACTCTTCTAATCTATCATAGTAATGATTCTTTGCCCATTCTAATGAAACAAAATCAACACCTTTACGACTATCAAATGTATCACCCATATCAACTATGGTTGTAATACCCTCTTTGATTAAAGTTGGAAAGAATATATCTTCGTAAAATTTTAAAAAGTAATCGTGAAATAATTTTGAATTTTTTCTCGCACCAAAGTGTTGGTCTGTTATAATAGCAATCTTCACTGATAGTTCATCCTTGTTTGCACTGCATCTTTAATTTGATTATAATCTGAGGGTGTTCCGCCTGCACCATCTTCAACAACCATGACTTCTTCATAGCCAGATCTTTCAATAATTTTAGTTTTGATTTCTAATTGTTTCTTTTCCTTTTGTATTCTCCTAAGAAAAGCATAGTGTATAATTTGTGTAAAGTAAGCAAAAGGATTCTTAGATTTTTCTGGATTAAAATTATTAATATACTGAACACAGTTCTCAATACCATCACAAACCATATCATCCTTAAACATGTAATTTACAAAGTTAGGTTTAAAGGATAAATGAGTTGCAATCTTAAGAAAACATTCTCCAAGATAATTTGTGATACGAGGTTTTGCTTCACCTCTCTCTGCAGCCAAGGCAACCTTCTCTTTGTACTCAACGATAGCGGCGAGGAACTCTTTATTATTTACATAATGTTCCGATCTTTTTCTTGCCATGAAATGTTTTAATAGTGTTCATTCATAACATTATTATACACTATAATCAAACGCTTGACAATACCCTAAAAAAGCATTACAATAACCTTTGTAGAGGTTCAAAGATAAGCTTTAGCTATTCTTAAATATATTCTCTAGGCTTTTACGGGCATCTTTGACATTAGATATGTAACCCATTTCCTTTGTCATCTTTGGTTTCGGTTTCTGAATAATATCTTCAGTATCATAATATGCTTTTACAAATTTATTATATGCTTTGATAACGTCTTTATCAGAAACCTCACATGTTGTGATAATATTACTCATCTCCACTATATATGTTCTTTCTCGACCTGTTTTTATCCAAGGTTCTATTTTAATAACACTGACTCCAGGCTTGCGTGAAAAGT